GCGCAGCTACTGGGACAGCTAAAGAAGATGCCGAGGCGTATAGGCAGGTTATGGAGAATATCTATAACGGAAATTACGGCGAGGGTTTCGAGGATATAGCGGCTGCTATGACGGAAATTAAACAGCAGGCAGGCGATTTGGGAGCGGACGAGCTGGAAAAAATGACAACTAATGCTTTAACCTTGCGTGATACGTTCGATATGGACGTAGCAGAAAGCACGAGGGCAGCCACACAGCTTATGCAGCAATTCGGTTTAACCAGTACCGAGGCGTATAACCTTATTGCGCAGGGAGCGCAGAACGGGCTTAACCAGAACGGGGATTTACTGGACGTTATCAACGAGTACAGTAACCAGTATTCGCAGGCGGGGCTAAGCGCAGAGGATATGTTTAACTCTATCCAGAATGGAGCGGAAACGGGCGTATGGAGCATTGACAAAATGGGCGACGCTTTCAAAGAGTTTAACATACGCATGAACGACGGCACAGCAAACGAATACCTTACCAGTCTGGGGCTTAATGCTGACGAAGTAGTAGGCAAATTTCAAGCAGGCGGCGATAGTGCAGCAGAGGCAATGAGCCAGATAAGTGAGGCGCTGCAAAACTGTGACAATGAAACACTGCAATATCAAGCGGGCGTAGGGCTTATGGGTACTATGTGGGAAGATATGGGCGCTGATGCCTGCACTTCTCTTATGAACGTAGAGGGGCAGATAAGCAAGACCGCAGACGCTATGGGGCAGATTAACGCCGTGAAATATGACACATTCGGCGAGGCTATGCAGGGAGCAGGCAGGATATTACAGACCAGCTTTATTATGCCTATCGGAGAGCAGGCGCTGCCGATATTCAGCCAGTTTGCCAATGAGCTACAGAGCGGCGCAGCGGCAGCAGGCGGCGATATAGGGAAATTAGCGGACAGCTTTGGCACGGCGCTTAAGAACATGGTAGGCGGGCTGGCAGATATGCTGCCACAGATTGCCACTTTTGCTGTAGAGCTTGTGCAAGGCTTAGCAGACGGAATAGTAACTAATGCGCCTACAATCGTGCAGGCTGGCGTTGATGTGATTAAGTCACTGGTGGACGGGCTTATAACAGCCATACCGACACTGACACAGAGCGCCGTAGAGATTGTTACCACACTGATTGACGGTATCGTGGAAATGATACCGAGCATAGCAGAGGGCGCAGTACAGATTATTGTAGGGCTGGCAGAGGGACTGGGGCAGGCGCTGCCAGAGCTGATACCGTGCGTGATTGATGCGGTGCTTACAATCGTCGATACGTTGATAAACAGCGTGCCGCTGCTGATAGATGCAGCATTGCAGCTGGTTACGGGGCTTGCAAACGGAATTGTAGCAGCACTGCCCGTTATCATTGAAAAGCTGCCACAGATTATAACGTCAATCATAAATGCGCTGGTAGCTGGTATACCAATGATTTTAACAAGTGCTGGCGAGATAGTAATAGCGCTGGTGGACGGCATCATAGCTGCGATACCGTTACTGATTGAGGCAATACCGCAAATTATCATAGCTATTGTAAATGGCTTGATAACGGGGCTGCCGCAGATTTTAGAGGCAGCAGGGCAGCTGGTTTTAACAATCATTACAAAGCTGGCAGAACTGCCGAACCAGATAGCGCTTGCAATCGCAGACGGCATAACAAGGGTAATTGAATGGGGTACACAGATGCAGGAGAACGCAGGCACGGCAATAACGGGGCTGCTTAACAGAGTGATAACCACACTTAAGGAACTGCCTGCAAAAATCTGGAACACCATTATAACGTGCGTAACCAAAATTGCAGAGTGGGGCGTAAAGATGCAGGAAAAGGCAAAGAGCGCCATTGCAAACGTGGTAACGAGCATTGTAAACGGCTTTACTAGCCTGCCTAGCAAAATGGCAGAAATCGGCACAAATATTGTGCAGGGCATCTGGAACGGCATAAACAATGCAAAAGACTGGATACTGGATAAAATCAAAGGTTTTGGCGACGCAGTATTAGACGGCTTAAAGTCTTTCTTTGGAATTGCCAGCCCGTCAAAGCTGATGCGTGACCAAGTGGGCGTATTTCTTGCGCAGGGTATCGGCGTAGGATTTGAAAAGGAAATGCGCAACGTATCACGGACAATGCAGAACAGCATACCGAGAGAGTTTGACGTAGACAGCAAGGTAAACGTACACGGCAGCAGCAGAGTGCAGACAGACGGCGACCAGCAAGGCGATACGCCAGCGGGCGGCGTAGTTGTAAACCAGTACATATACGCAAATGAGACAAG